TCCAATGATCTCTGTAGGTCAGCCGATACCACCACCTGTTTTACCAGCAGCACCGCCAGTTACGTCTACGCGGTTTCCAGTTATTGATATGCCTGGTTGCGTCAGAGCCAGGATTGCTGTTGGCAATGGAACAGAAACGTTTGAAAAGGATCCACGCGGCAACGTGACGCTTTGCACTGGGGCAGTGCCTGTTTATGAAGCGCCGGATTACAGACCGCGTGATTTCACTTGGGTCTCACCGCCAAAGGCAGACATAAAAAAGCCGGAGGTGACAACTCCGGCCAAGGTTGCATCCCCTCTTCCGCCGGGTGACAAGCCCGACATCACAAATTTGCCCAAGGATCCACCGTGTCCACCGTTTGGAGCGAAAGAAATCGGATCGTTTAACAAACTTGGAACCAAGGTGCTCGCTGGTTATGAGCTACAGGATGGCAAGTGCGTAAAACTTTGGGATCCGGCGCCGATTAGGCAGATCATCAACAACTATGTGCCTGACGCTGGCCCAACCGCATCGGTTGCGCTGACTGCTGCATTTGCAACGACGGTGGCAATCTTCGCTAAGCCGATCGCATCAGTACTGCAGAAGCTGGCAAAGCCTTTGACCAAGAAAGTGGTCAAGAAGATCAATCAGAAGCTTGGCCGTAAGGCAAAACTGGAATCTTTGCAGGAGCGGCGCGTGATCCAGCGTCACCGGAATCAAGCCATTCGCGATCTGAGGCGGGCTTTGGGTAAATGATTTCGTGGGTGTGATCTTGTATCACCTTCGGCTTAAGGACCACATCAGCGCAGATGGAATAAAACGGGGAGGTCTTTGCAAACCCATAACCACCCTTCAAGGCCTCAGAGCACGCTTTTAGCCGCCCCATCTCGTAGTTCAACCGCTTGTCAGCCAAGGCCTGCTCGTATAGAGCAACCTGTTTGCGTTGAGCGTCCTTGCATAAATTGATTGGCCCCCAGTCCAACGGGATAGAGAACGTGGCTGTGATGCCGTAGTTATGGCTGAAGTTTTGGCGATAACCAGTCCTCTGCGGCTTGTAGTACAAAACGTGGCCAGGCCGATCAGGCACTCCATCCGGGCCATCAAGCCCTGTTTCCGGGTTAATTAGGCCAAAGTTGTCACTGTTGTCGTAAACCGGCTCTTGATAATACTGATTGTCTGGATTGCCAAAAGAGTGCGTAGTCGACGCGAAAGGAGAGATGTTGAGCGTGGCTCCATCGCACTGGATGCCACTGCCGACTGAATACTTCATGTATTGGCCAGGCGTGATTTGCACGGCCTGGTTAACCACTGAGCCGCT